TCACTATTTTAATGTCTGATTTTAATTTTGAATCAAACAATGAAGTAAAACAAGGTGGTGGTCACACGACTATACCAACTAAAAACATACTAAAGATCAAAAAGATAAAGATATAGGAGATAACAATGAACACATTTGACCCCAAAGCAAAAGTAAAACAAGGTCAGTTTAGTGATGCACCTGATGGCAAACAGCCTAACAGAGAGTATACTAATATTGATTTTAAAAAAGAAGCACCTGGTAAGGGTGAGGCTGATGTTTACTTAAAGAATGCTGACTATCCAAGTGAGCCAGGATCTAAGCACGTAGATGACGCTGTATTTAGAATGGCTGATGAAAAGGATTACTAATGAATGAAAACGGACTAGGACCTAAAAGTAATTTTATACCTGAAGTTAATGCAGGCACTAATGGTTCTAATAAAAAGAAAAAAGATGCTAAAGAAATTTTAGATGCTGATTTAAAAAAAGCATCAGAAAAAAAAGATAAAGCACTTAAAAAAACTGAAAAGACTAAGACATTAAAAGATGATTTAAAAGTTGGTATAACTTATAGAGCAGATCAACTTAAATCATTAGGTAAATTTGCTTTGCAAAAAGGTAAAAATAAAATTTACGGACAAATAGATTTATTAAAAACAAAAATAGACTAGGAGACAATAACTATGATGAAAAGATATATGCATGGAGAACTTGCACCTGATACACCTAAAGCACCTATTGAGAAAATGGCAATAGACCCTAACTCAAAAGTTATGCAAGGTGCTACAAGTGGAGATGGTAATGACAAGAAAGGTAAGTCAAAATCAAAAGTAGATCCAGCAATTTTTAGAATGGCTGAAGAAAGAGATTACTAATATACATGGATGAAGAAAACAAAGTAGCTGATGAAGTCAGTGAATCATCTCCTATTGTAGGACACATAAGAGAAAAGTTTTACCAATCTGAAAACTCAAGATTATTGAAGTATTATTTTCTAGTGGTAAGTTTCCATTAGGAATTAATCCTACACAAGTACCTGAAGAAATACCAGAGTATGCTCATTTAAAACAGCAACAACCTAAAACACCAGACGAAGAAATAAAAGATCCGTATGGTTTTAAAGGTGATGGTAGAGAAATACCACCAGGTGCTACAGCTGATATGCTAATGAAAAATTTAGCACAAGAATTTGAGAATGTTGGATTTGATGAAGGCCCAGCTAATAAGGGTGAGCCACAGATTCAACCAGCAGAAATGGCTGCTAAACATTTAGAAAAATTATTACACGATCAACTAGAAGAGTCTAGTGCTATAACAGTATTAAGACATGTATTCTTTGAGATGTGTTTATTAGGTACTGGTATATTAAAAGGACCATTTAGTTTTGATCATACATATCATGCATTTGATACAGGTGAAGATGAACAAGGTAACTTAGTAAATGTACATGCTAAAAAAATTAAAACAGTTCCAAAAGTAGAAGCAGTATCATGTTGGGATTTTTATTCAGATCCTAATGCAACTAGTATTAATGATTGTGATTATGTTATACAAAGACATTCATTAAATAGACAACAGTTTTCTGATTTAAGAAAGATGCCTTACTTTAATGAAGAGTCAATTGATATGTGTTTAGAAGAAGGACCTAACTATCAAGTTAGAGGTTATGAATCTTCTTTATACAATAGAGAAACTGTAGAAACAATATATAAAAATAGATTTGAAGTATTAGAATATTGGGGTGTTATATCTAAAGATATGGCAGAACAATGTGGAATAGAAAGTGATAAAGATGTAATTAGTATTAACGCATGGGTATGTGGTGGTAAAGTTTTAAGAATGGTAGAGAATCCATTTGAACCAACTAGATTACCTTTTATGGTATGTCCATACGAATTAAATCCTTATCAGTTTTTTGGTGTTGGTGTTCCAGAGAACATGGAAGACTCACAACAGATTATGAATGGTCATGCAAGAATGGCTATTGATAACTTAGCACTTGCAGGTAACATGGTGTTTGATGTAGATGAAACACAATTAGTACCTGGACAAGATATGAAAATTTTTCCTGGTAAAATATTTAGAAGACAAAGTGGACAACCAGGAACATCTATAAACGCAATTAAATTTCCAAACAGCACTCAAGAGAATATGATGATGTTTGATAGATTTAGACAGTTAGCAGATGAAGCAACTGGTATACCATCATACTCACATGGTGCAACTGGTATTCAATCTACTACTAGAACTGCAGCAGGTATGTCAATGCTTATGGGAGCTGCAGCATTAAGTATTAAAACTGTTATTAAGAATGTAGATGATTACTTATTAAAACCCTTAGGTGAAAACTTATTTCATTGGAATATGCAATTCAATGCAGACATTCCAATCATTAAAGGTGACCTTGAAATAAAAGCAAGAGGAACATCATCATTAATGCAGAAAGAAGTTAGATCACAAAGATTAATGACATTTATGCAAACAGCAGCTAATCCAGCATTAGCACCGTTTGTTAGATGGCATACATGTTTAAAAGAAATAGCAAAAGCATTAGATATCGATCCTAATACAACCCCTCCTAGAGAACAAGGTCCTATGGGCCCAAGTGGAGAAGTACCTCCAGGAGCTTCAATCACAGATCCAACAGGAAATGGAGGTGGCAACATCGGAGTCGGCAATATTCCGATGCCAGGGGAAGCTGGTTTTGCTTCGCCAGATATTAAACCTCCCACAGGCAAACAAACGCAGTAAGGAAAAAGACTAATGTCAATATATTTTACTTTAGAGTATGATGAAAATGGAGTATCTAGAATAGTTGAAAACAAAGATACTTCAACTAGAGCTATTAATAAAAGAGATTTTAAATTTGGAACCTATACAGGTAATCAAATTACATCACCCGAAGATCCTAACCAACCAGGCGAAGGTAATAATACTGGTGACTTTATAAGTCAAATGGGTACAGGAACTATGGGCGGTGGTGGAGATATGACAGACTTTGAACGTTTTATAGATAGAAGTGGACTCACACCTTACTTAAATGAAGGCAAGGGACCTAAAGATACTAGATTTATGGATTTACTTTTTACAACAGCTTTAGGTGTACCATTTTCTGCAAAAGGTCTTACAAAATTTTTAGATAATATATTTTCATTTTTACCAGAAAGTTCTCCTGAAGTAAAAGCAATAAGAAAATTTTATTCTACAAGAGGACCTGAAGGTGGTTTAGATTATATGGATCCAAACAGTCCTAATTATATACCAGGTATGGAAAATTATAATATTGTATATGGTGGTATTCCAGGTATTAAAGATGCTAGTACAGGATTACAAGAAGCATTTCAAGATAGAATGGATACTATTTCAAAAACTTTAAGTAGAGCATCATATATGAAAAAATACGGTTTAGATAGAGGATTAACTTCAGAAGAAATACAATCTATTATAGATGGAACATATACAGGACCAGAAACTGATTTAACAAGAAGATATAAAAATTTATATGATGTTTCTACTGCAGAATTAGGTGCTATGAAACAATTTTTTGATAAAAAAGATGATAATAAAATAGATGTAACAGCACCAGGAGCAGGCACGGTAATTACTCCAGATACAAAGGATGACCCTGCACCAGGTCCATCTGGTTTTGATCCAGGACAAGGATTTGTTGATCAAGATGGTCAAGGAGAATTTGGTGGTGCACCTCCTAAAGATGATAATAAACCTACAGGTGCTGGTGGACAAACTCCAGGACCAAGAGGTGAAAGAGGGGGCACTCCAGATAGACCAGGAACATCAGATCAAGGATTTACAGATTCAGGAAAATATGCAGGTTTATAATGGCAGTAAATTATAAGGGTGAACCTATAACAACAGAAACAGCATTTACTACTACAGGTATAATGAATAGAAAACCTGCTAAGTTAAAACCATTAAAGATGGGTAATATAAGAAAACCTGAACCAAAAGTTGTACAAAAAAATTTACCAGAAGAAAGAGTACCACAAATTAATTTAGAAAATTTGAGAGATGAAGATAAACGAATTTTAAATATTCATTTAACTCCATCTCTTAAGAATGTATTCAGCAGAATATTTGGACAAGATATATTTCCTGAGTTTGGCATTAGCGAAAACACAGTAAGTATTCCCACAAGTATTATTGTTGATAGATTTGGATCAATAAATGATTTTAAGACAATGATTCAAAGAGATGAAACCAACGTGCCACCTAGTCAGGGTATAATGACTAGCCCACAAACTACGACAGTTTAGAGCTACCCTTATCCATAAGGCACTCAACCAATAGGTAAAAGTAATGGAAAAAAAAGAAGACAATGTTTCTACAGAAACTAAAACTATTTTACAAAGAGCAAACCCTTATAGTAAGAATCGTCAAGAAGATGATCCTGAAACTGAGGCATTTGCTAAAGGTGAATTAACAAAGTTTCAAAGGGAACAAAGAGAAAAGGAAGCAGAAGCAGCAACCGAACAGAAGGACACCGATGCATCTGAAGAGACTGCAGACCCAACAGATCAAAAGGCTACTCCTATCGCTGAACGCCCTGTAAATGCTGAAGATCGTGTTTTTAAGAAACGTTATGACGATTTGAAAAAACACTATGATTCTACAATTAATAAACACAAGGATGAAGTTACTTCATTACGTTCTCAATTAGAATCAAGTACAAAAGAGTTTGTGCCACCTAAATCAAAAACTGAGTTAGAGGCATGGAGAAAAGAGTACCCTGATGTCTATGATATGGTAGAAACCATAGCCATGGATAAGGCAACTACTCAA